GTTGAAACCACATCATCTGGTTCCAATTGTGTGAAATTTTCTAAAATCATATCTCGTACTGCATTCTGTAACCGTTTACCTTTATTTTTTGCACTTCTTGGTTTCATCGTAACCTCGTTATTATAATCCTGTTGGTGCTCCTGATGGAGATGAAGATATTCTTACTTTTGCTGAATTGTTTAAGTCACCAAACTTCTTTCCTACATTTGGTGTATATTGGTGAACTCTCTTTTGTAATCCATTGGTATCTGTGTATGTTGGACGGAATTGATTGGTATAAAATCCGTTTTTTAATTGTGCCGGACCTTCGTTATCGAATGCAAGCTTGAAAGATTTGTTTGTCCACCGAGTGTAACTTTGGTTAGGATTTCGTGCAATACCTTGTGCCCCAGCTGAAAGATATTGTCCTGCACGATTACGCTTAAATTCGGTTTGGAAAACGTCTTGTGCGTTTTCTCTTGGTTGTCCATCTAAAAAATTTACTAATGTTTGGTTAGTTGGTGCATCTGCTGCTTGACGAGTACGGACGGTACCCACATAGGTATTTGATGCTGCTTGATTATAGAGTGATTCTAAACTCATTTGGTTTCTCCACCATTAAACGTCAAACTTGACGATAAATGTTTGTGTTAAATCTCTAGTTCGTTTGATAGGAACTGATGGTTTTCCTACTAGTAACAATTCATTATTATCGTTATAAAAACCTATTGTAGTTACATATGGTTCTAGTGTGCCACTTATCATCAAATCTTTTGGTTTTGATGACCCCGTAATCATTTGCTTATTAAATGATGGATTATTAAACGAATACAAAAACTCAGTTGGTTCTAATTTAGCCTTAAATACATTTTCATACAATGTTACTGATGATGAAAAGTTTATATCTACGTAAGTTCCACTGACTATTCGTAATCCTTGATTTGTTAACCCTTCACCTGATAATAAATAGTCTGGAGGACTGGTTTGTTCTATTCGTAATCCTGCAAACCACGCATGTCCTGGACATCCATTAAGTGTATCTTCTTCCGAACATACTGGGTCAAACCCATATCCTGATGGATACGGGCCATCTATAAATGCTGCAACCCGCATGGATACTGCACTTGTAGGAGCTGTAAACTCGTCTATCAAAAACTGCCAATTGATAGGTCCAACTGGAGTTTTCATTGCTGTTTCTGAAATAATACTTCCACCACTATTTAAAAACTGTACTAGATATCCCAACGGATAATCTGAACCCTCTACTCCACCGTTTTGAATTCCGCGGTATGTGGTTCCGTTTGCATACACCCACCCAGAAATTCTGTATGTGTATCCTGCTGTAACTGGGAGGTTATAGAATACGTTAGATTCTATATAAAAACTAGTACGCGTAGCTATCTTTGCTGCATATGTATCTTGCCGAGGAAACCCATGGTAGACACCATCTTGTATAGTTAATTCGGATGTTAATTTTCTTTCTTCCAAAAATTGCCATCCATCTGGGTATGGTGCTTCATCTTCCCACAGTGGGTCTGGGTTCAAATTATCATATCCCGTAGATTTTATAACTGCAATACCTTTATCATAAAATAATCTACCGACAATACTTCCCGTACCAGATGAAGAAACAATCATATTACCTTTACCATCGTCGTATGATTGTGACGTACCTACCTGGATGCTAAAACTTCCAGGTACAACTTTTTCTCCGTACGCGTTTTGGGTAATACCAATCACATATAATTCTCTATCTGGGATAAATGCCTCATTAGTTATTCCGTATGTGGTATATGGTACCGCGGAATAAAATGTTTGCATTACAGAGTCAAACAATTCGTATGTACTGTTTGCTGTTCTTATCTGTCCAGGTCGTAATGGATATTTTTCACCATAAGACACAGAAATGTCATTTGAGTTAGTAGTAGACCCAGAATGATATTCGTATAGAAACTTATAATATGCCGGAAACGGTATTATACTATAATCTGAAGGTGCGAGGGACTTAAATATACTAGCCATAGGCGATTATCCCCACCAGATATTAGTAATCTAAACGGACACGAATGAGTGCTGACTTATCTTTACTCTTTTGTAATGGTCTACTGAGTTTTGCGACTGCAACTAATTCGTTTTCTGCGGTATATAATCCAATCGTTGTGATATATGTAAGTGGATTATTTTTGAACACTGGAAGTATTTCTTTACCGTTCGTAGTTGTTGTGTAATAGGACGGATTATTTGTGTAATTATATTCGTTATATCCTAGTAAAATTTGGTAGTTCTTTGATGCTATCTTTTCTACACTTCTTGCGGTAAATGATGTTCCTTGACGCATAGACCCAGAAATTGAACGTACTAATGCTTCATGTTGATATTGGTACGTTGATGCGGCACTTCCAGTGTATGGTGCAAATGGTACAACTGCTGCCATATTTGTTACTGCGTTTAAGTTACCTACACCGTTTGAACCACTAAATCCTACAGATTGACTAATTGCAGCAGGATATAAAATAATTACGCCGTAGTCAGGAAATGCTGTTCCGTAAATAGTACTATCACCAAATGAGGAACTGGTTCCTGTGATAGACCCAGAACGTACATTGTATACATTTGATGCAATAACATTTCCAGAAATTGTTGTTGGTGAACCGTAGTCATCAATAAATGTACGAACACCATTAGAACCCGATAGTCCTAATTGCCAGTTGCCTGGGTCTAGTGCTTGTTTGAATCTTGCACGATTTACATTGATAACATAAATATCGTTTGATTCCACATTGTCAAATTTAAATTTACTTCCACTAGTTAATAAAATATTTCTGTATTGAGAATATATTACTTGTGTTGGTAACGTTGAGGTAGGAAGAGTTGCTAATGTTGGTGACCCACCACCATTTACGTGGCCGTAAGCTACAGAAAATTGTACTTCGGCGTCATTTGATGCGACAGTAGGATTTAGATTATATACATCGTAGTAAAATTCACCAGAAATATCTTTTTGAATACTAGAAGTAAACGCTGAGGTTAAACTTCCTGTTTCGTCAGGTGACCACAATCCTGTAGTTACTTCGGTAGATAATACCGCAGTTTGGTCGGTGGGTGAGAATGTTTTGAATATTGACATATGCTATCCTTGTAAGTCTTAATTTACAGTAATTGTGATTGATGCGGTAGCGCCAGTTCTGTCACCGAACAATGTAGCCGTTGTACTTCCAGTTTTACCTGTTATCTTACCAATAGTAAACAATGCAGTAGATGCACCGTTAGCTCCACCAGTGAACTTCAATGTGATTGAACCGTTAGCGTTAATAGTTGAAGCGGTGTTTAGTGGTGTACTATTGTTCGTTGCATTATAGGTTCCACCATAAATGTTAACTAAGTTTGCGTTTGCAACAATTAATGTATAATTTTCTGGGAAACCTGGGTTTGTTGCAATATCAAATGTAGAAAATGGTGAAGTAGACGTTACGGTTCTATCTTCAAATCCAGAAATTGTTGGAATCACAATAGTACCGTTGGATTGCACAAATGTATTTGCGAAATCTGCACTATCCAAACTTACGAGTTTATATCTCATAATTTGTTGTTCGTCTGGAGTTGCTTCTAATACGGGCATATTTTCAATAATACTTCCGTAATAGTCTGACCCCTCTGGATGTGCTACGTTATATAGTCCGTAGTCGATTTCATCGTCCGCAACCGCGAACTTTGTAATGGTTAACGCTCCCCGACCACTTTGTGCGAGTAATTCTCGTCCACGGTTAGTAAGGATTGCGTCAACTGTAATTGTTGCCTTATTTAGATATCCCATATTCAATATTCTCCTGAAGTGTTCCCACTTCTATAAGTATAAAGTATTTTTATTTAAATTCGTTTATTTCAACTTGCCCTTATTTTGTAAGGCCGGCGAGACCCCACCAGAGCTTATATTATTCACTATTGGGGCAGTCTTAGGTGTACTAAATACCTGCACAGGTGACTCAGACTCTAATAATAATTGAGGCATGGATATAGTTCCATTTGCATTTCGTCTAGGTAATACTTTACCCGCTTTGTTATTTGGGTCAGTTACATCTGGTGGGCACCCTTCTGGACAATAAATCAATCTGCACCCCAAATGACTCTTTCTACGTTGTGCGATGTTATTTGTCCGTGTAAACTTATAATGTTTTGATAGATATCCACGCGGTATTAGATTTGCTGGTTGGTATTCAAAATATGTAAGTTGTATAATAGAATTTATGTCCGATGTGGTGGTATTATTTACTGTGAAATATAACGTTGACTCATCGGTTTGAATTAACGTATATGGGAATACTCCTGTGTTACCTTGTAATAACCCGTCAAATAGTACTCCTGAGTCCTGTGAAGGAATTGTGGTAAAATCTCTACTTAAATCCGCATCTTGTTCTGCTGGTGTTCTGTATAAACGTAGCCGTAACCCAGATGCACCAAAAATACTATATAATGACAAGATATTTGCCACATTTAATACACCCGTATATGGGGTAGTGGAATAAGTTTTATTAGATATTGTTATAGAGAATCTTCCAGGATAATCTGTTAAAGATGAAGAATTTAGTAATGTAATGTTTGCTAAATCTTTTTCTATTGTAGAAGATATTTCCCCGATTGGTATATTTAATTTTGCTCTGTATAACTTTTTATCAAAACGGTATTCCTTCTTTGCAGACAATACATTAGGTAACCAATACAATCCAGATGAGTTATAAAAATACGTGGTCGTTCCGACATTTGCGAAATCTGAGGTTGGTTGAATCTCGTAAAATGGAGATATAGTATTTATTTCACTTGGAACTCTATATATCGACGAGGTTGTACTAACTTTTAGTCCTGGGAACGGTGTTCTTGGGTATCCAGATTGGGAAACAAAATCTCTATACTTGGCATCTATTGGCGCATCAACAAATCCTATAGAACTGTTATTGTCAAACAATGATGATGTTGCGTATGAGGAAGATTGTGGTGATGTACCAATTTTTTGTGTTAATCTTCTGAATGACGGCAACTTACTTGGTAGGGTACTACTTACTGGACCGACACTACTTGTGAGTTCTATGGTCATGTCCACCATACCAATACCACCATTATTACTTGCTATAGAAGAAGTAACAAATGAAGTTCCAATTTTTTGAAGAATTGGGAATGGATTAGTTATAATGGTCGTATTTTCTGGTACACTCTTTGTATAGTGTGCAAAGAAATCGTATGCACCTACATTATAATTTACAGATGCCGTTGATGACCCCGACCCCGCAACAAATTTATCAAAGGCGACAGTATTGCTACCATCAACTTTAATTGATTTTTGTATACGTGCTTTTGTTCGTTGTAACATCGGCGATTCAATCACCACACCATTTGTTAACTTTACTCTTGCAGGAACATAATTTTGTATATATTCCGATGGTGCTTTTATTACGTTTCTAAAGAATCTAATGTATTCGTTTGGATTTATAGTTTCATTATAATTCTTTAAGAAGAAATCAAATACTTCATTTAATTCTGTATATGTGTCACCACTATACTTTTGTGGACTACCTATCAAATAGTTCGTATCAACATTTCCCATACTTCGTATAATTGTTTGATTAATAAAATCAATAGGAGATATTGCGAATTGTACATAATCGGTTCCACCAACATATTTTTTATTTTCTAATAATTTAATACTAGAATTTAACTTCAAGGTTTTTGTTCCGTTATCATCTACATATTGTCCGTCAAATACTGGTGGCGGAGCTATGGTAACTTTTCTGTTGGAGAATATTGACGCTCCAACTATTGGTGTGAATTGTTTAATGGTTCGTAATATTCTTACAAATGACTCACTTGTTGGAAATCCTGTGAATGGTATAGTACTTAAACTTGCACTACCGTAAAATGGTGTTTCATTTATTAATGATGATGTAGTACTGAGGTCAATCTTTTTACTAAAAGATAAGTCTACATACAAATGATTATATGAAGAAGAATAATTACTTCCAAAATATGTGCCTGGGTCATACGCTTGTTTGATGAAATTATCTGTGGTTGTTTCTTCTCCCCAGACGCGTACATCATCTATAATACCGTCAAAATTTCCATATCGTATTGACCCTGTTCCACCAAGATATACATATGTAGTATTCCACAAACTACCCAAGGATACTGATGCGGATTCTTGATGAAGTAATTGGTCGCCATCTGTTTGAATAATAGTCAAGTCTTGTGATTGACTACGTAACATTATATGCGTATATACATCACTAAACAGTGGGAAATAACTACTTGATGCAATGACAGTACGACCAGACCCACTCACCACTTCTATTCTACCATAATTTATAGTAGGTGGTAATAATGTAAAGTATGATGTTCCACCTATACTAGACGATGAATTGAACTCTATTATCGTTGATGATGATGGATGTGGTACTAAATCAATACCCCACGTTCCATTAGTTGTTACTAATGAACTTTGTTTTCTTACTTCTGGATTAAATCTAATTTGTATATTTGATGCAGTGTAAGATGATGAAACAAATGGTATTCGAACACTACTACTGACCGAACTGGTCATTTGTAGCGCATATACTGTTTCGTCCGACTTAATATAATTACCTTCTACGGCATAGGTAGATTCCTTTATTTGCACCATTGGAGAATTTAATCCATAGGTGTTTAGTATAGTATCGGCACCGGTTTTTGTGCCTTTAAGTTTTCTTAAATAAGTAGAACTATGGATAAATCGTTTCCATGTTTGTGCAACAAACGCTCTAGCTCCTTCACCGTCATACAATGAAGAAATAAATGAACTAAGTGATTCCAACGAATATGCATTAGGTAGTTCTAGACCAAAGGACTGTGCTACTTCATACACTTGGTCCATTGTTAAATCACTAAATGGGTCTGGTGTAGTTGAATATATGTTTGAAAATTGGTCAACATATATTTTTATGTTGTCCATAACATGACCAAACATTTGAATAAATTTAATAAAATCGGCAGAATTGGTATCGTCTTGAATATACTCTGGTAGATGTTTTACCAAATAGTTTGGATTGAATTCATCAAAACGTTCGGCAATAGCACTCTGAATAGTATACCAGTTTTCGGCCGCGCCATATGATAGTGGTACCATACTACTATTTTTTGGCCATGACCCAGTTGGATTATATTCTATACCACCATCAACATAATATGCACTTGCCGAGTATGCATTTGATTGTGAAGAAAAATACAAATATTGTTCGTATGGGTCAAAGTTACGTTTTATGTGTTCTACTTCCAATGCACGAGCACGTTCTCCTGCCATACTAGTTGATAAATTAATTTGTATATTACCGTATGATTGTATTTTTTGTAATTTGTTCGCGAACGCATCTAATCTAGCCTTTGCAGAACCAAAAAATACGAAATTATTATAATCAGAAAAATCTATATTAAGTTCTGAAGAGTTGAAATCTGCTGTGTACCAACGGTTAAATACACGGTCATCATAAGAAATGATACTAGCGCTAACATTACCCAATGAGCCTGTTTGTAATGATAATGTTGATAATGTTACATTATTTACTGTTTGGTTATTATTTGAAAACTTACCTATGTTTGTGTTCGCGGGACGTAGTGTTGGTGTTGTGTCTATCGCAGGTGTTAATTCAAAATTAACCGAGTCTATGACAGTTTTTGCTACATCCAGAACAATGTATGCAGAGTCATACTGATTAACAAATTGGTCAAGTGGTGATATTAACTTTAGTTGAATAGATGATGAATCGTTTGGTACGGGTCGCCATGCTTCTACCAGATATTGTTGGTCATCACCAAAATTCAATACTGTTTTGTATTCTCTACTTTCATCAAAAAATTGTATAGTTTTTAAATCTACCAATGCCTTTGATGCAGACAATATTGCAGAAGATATTGAATATTTTGTACGAACAATATCTATATCAATTTCTCCAACTTTAGTAGTTACACGACTTTGTTCGTTTGGTTTATAAGATAATTTTATTGATATTAGTGTTGACCCTGCCGTTTGTATTTCATTTAAAATATCATCTATTAATTTTATATACTTATCAACCGTTTCAACTGCATATGTTCCCTCTCTAAGAGAGTTTTCGAACAAATCTAAATCGTCCCACCAAAACCATTTTTCAATATTTGCATCTGCTCTAGGTATACCCCACGAACTGTACGTTCCTTCCCCAGTAAAGTTTTCGGTACCACCTTCTTGAATTGACGGTAGTAGGGATTGAAAGTTTACTAAAGGAAATTTAGATGGATGTAATACTGCGTATAATAATATTTTATACCCACGTTGTTTTTCTGCACGTGTACTGTCCCCGTCCCAATAGTTTGTATTACCTCGGTACCGCATCCCACCTTTTACTAAAAACTGTTTAAAGCTTTGTAGTTTTTGCTTTTTCTCTACTAATTTTTGTCGTGTATAATAAATGGTATTTTGCTTTTCTGAGCTTTCTTCATACCCATCACCTATACCATCGTTACCTCTACGTGTTAAATCTCTCCACGCAGAAGTCATAGTAGTAATTTCGTATACAGGTTGTGGTGCTTCTGCTTGGTCCAATGAAACTAAGTTAAAATTAATTGGAGTTACTAATTGGTTTCCTTCTTGGTCTGTTTCAAACGGATAATTATTTAGATTATTTACATCTATGTTTGCGATAAGTTCAACCGAACTAATATTTGACCCACTTTTTGGATATAATACTACTGGGTTTGCCTCAGTTATGGGTGTTGACCCAGATGTAATTATTACTCTATATTCTGTTCCTGCGCTTGCTGTATAATAGAATTGTATTCCATTCGTTGCAGAACTATTAGATACAATTAATTTGAATGGAGGTATGTTATTAGTTGTATACTTTTCAAACTGAATTTTACGATTGGAACCGGCAATTTTAAAATTATTGATTACAAATGTTTGTGCCGGTTGCGAGGCTCCTCCTGTTGAGTTGGTATCTGCCGTCACGGACGGCCCATAACACGCCTTTAGTACACCAGTTTTTGGGTCACTACCAAACTCTGTAGTGGAGCATGTATACATACCTGGTTGTAAGGTCTTACTGACAACGGTTTCTTCTTTTGCAGTAATGATTCCGTATCTTACAATAGTTTGTTGTGTTAATGTAAATGTTCCATTTTCTAAAGTTAAAAAATTGGATGGAGGCGCAGAAGCATAACACGCCTTAATTTGACCTGCCGCGGCATCACCAAATGTAGCATTATTACATATATACGTGCCTGGTGCTAATACTTTTATATTAAATTGTGTTCCTACACCATATTCTAAATACGTAATTTGCGTAAGTTGAAATGATTCATTTTCTCCTGCTACACGAACACCAACGGGTAGTGAAACTGCCGATGAAGCACCTGATGCTCCACCCGATGTACCAGGTGGTGTTGCCGTTTCTGGTGGAGCTTCATCTGGAGGTATTTGTGGTGAATTCGTATCTAACTCATCAGATTGTGCCATATTAACTCTGTGTTATGTCAACGTGAATGGTTGCACTACATTTGTTTGTTCTATTACTGCTCTGCTTATACTAGAAGAAAGAATACTTACTAATAATTCGTTTGTAAATCTTGTTTGCACTGGATATTGTACGATAGACGCCGATGCTTTAGTATATATTGAATTTAATAATGTTTGTGTACTCACTTTAATACTTTGTGTATATAATCCTGATACATTTTGATTATTTAATTTATTCTGTTGTTCGATGGGTAAAAACTCTTCAATAATATCAAATGTCAACGGTGTCTTATCAGTCGGTATATTTGGATTAAAACTCTGTGATTGGTTACAGATATATTTTACTGCTTCCAACGCCCAAGTAGAATTAATTTGTGGTAATACAAAATTTGTTAATTGACTGGCACTTTGTGGTGTTCTATACTCTGGTGCCAGTTTTAATTCTACTTCAGTACGTGATGGTGATATATTTGTTAGTAATAAAGATTGTGATGTTTCACTTCCTATTTGTGGTGCAAAGAAATTAAAAACTACTTCAAATCTACCATCTGGAAACTCTTCTGGTATTTTTGAGAAATCTACGAATAATAATTTACGTATACTAGAATCTTGTAAATATTGTAGTGTTACAAATGAAAATGTTTGGTTGTTCTGTTCAGGTCTAGTTGTAATATTAAACAATAATCTATTATTCGCATATGAATATATACTAATTTCTACAAAAAAATCACTAGGAAAATTTGCAGGTACTTCTACTTGTACTAAATCATCCCGTGTAGAACTTACTACGCGGGATACTGTGTATCGTGGGAACTGATTTTCTAATTGTAGAATATTTGACTTATAATTTCTAATTTTCGACATTATGAAACACCAAGTTCTGTGAAGGATTTGTTTATTTTTCGTTTCCAAGTATCGTAATTAATTTTTTCAACATATACCGGCGTATAATATAATGACCCAGTTACGGCATTTAATTGTTCAAAATTTTCTATAAATATTGTTGTTTCTGTCTGTTGGAAATTTAACAATACAACATCTGTATATCCTGACGCCGATATGTCAAAATTAGATACAGATATATTTATCGTATCCTTTGAATTTATCGAGGATTTATCTGGATTTTCTATAGATTCAGTTACCGGTATGTATTTATTAATCATCATTCTACTCTAAATTGTATATCAGGATTTATCGTCTTAGTGTATGAACCAGATGTAATTTTAATATTTATTGCGTAATATCTACCGACATACAATGGTGTGGTATCTAACGTAATATATGAACCACTACTATCACAGTTTATAGCAGAGTAACTGTCAAATGGTATAATAATAGTATTTGCTTGAACATCTGTTATCGAATAGTATGATGACGATGGTAAATAATATTTGTTCTTGTATCGTAGTGTACTATCAAATGAACGTAGTGGATATGGGTCACGAACTATTAAATTTATTCGAGTCACATCACCTTTTGCATATACTTCTTGTACATTATTAGGTACAACCTTGACATCTAATGTAGATGGAACGCGAGTCAAACTACCCGTAGTAAATTGTTGGTCATTCCATACAATTTCTAATGTGGGTTGATGAACAGTGTGTGTTTGTGTAGAAAATACTTTTACATTTCCTTTATTTAACGAGCTTGTTTCATCTGCGGCAGGAAATTGTAGTGCTAATCCATAAAATGTATTTTGTAATGACTGACTAACAAATGGACGTAAAATGTTTGTTACATCTATACTAATATCTTGTAATGGATATGAAGATAGGGTAACACTTTGACTAGTTGAACCAGTTAAGAAATCTCCACCGGCATTACTCCACGATGTAAATGCCGTACATTTCGACCATGTAGCACCATCATCAACATTTTTAACATTTTGATAAAAGTATCCACTACCTTCATCCCATGACCGGGACACTTGATATACAATTATTTTTTGATTTCTATGTACATCATTTGCGTTTGCAAGTTTTAAATTTAAATAATAACTTGCGGTAGCTGGAACACTTGCAGTAGTTGGTAAATCAAAATACAATAATGAACGTGCAGACGATGCGGTGTAACTTGGTTCTACCAATTCATTATTTACTACTTTACCTATTTCAAGGATTTCGTCCAATCCAGCATTATTATTTTTAAACGCTTGATATATTGTAGCGTCCTTACTGGCAGTTAGTATTTTTCTCATTGTGTTGCGTTTCCTATGATGTCTGTGTCTGGATATCGTAATTCAAATATACTTGGGTCAAGACTAGGATAAACAACATTATTTATCGTTGCTGCAGGAATATCATACTTATATTCTGCATAGTCTGCCCCATCTTGGAACTGATATTTGTTAAATATTGACAATGATGATACATTTTGTACACCTTCAACTGACCCAATTTTATATACTAAATCTGATATTATAATTGGTTGGTTTATTGCCCAATTATCTATAGTGAAATGAGAACTAATTACATCAATACTTCTAGCCAACACATCATTTATGTTGTAATTTTTGAATACTGTAATACCAAATCTTACACCTATATTAATTACGAACGCATCGAGGATATTAACATCATCAGATAATAATCTGTATTGTTCTAAATATCTTGATAAGTTATCCTTAACAAGCGTATTAAGTGCTACTAATTTTTTGTCTTTGTTATACCCCAACGTGTACAAGTTTACTCCCGTTGGGTTTACAGGATTAGTCACAAAACTTTCTCCACCATCATTGACACCCTGTAAAGTTATAATTGAGTTTAATTGGTCATCTTTTAACGCATATACTTTAGCGATAGTGCCATATCGTGTTGGTAATGAATAAGACCGAATAACATAATCTTCCGCTGTTACTACACGATTTTGTGCATTGAAAAATGCTAATGCATTTTCTTTTATTTCTGTTAGTGTGTCACCACTTCCACCACCAGTTGCCGGTGTTGAGTTTCCTATTAGTGCAGACTGTAGTACAGTATTAAATATTGCTCTTTGCTCTGTGGGTAGTTGTTGTACGTCATTAGTAACAATCAAATTATCGATATTTGTGATAGTACCAGAATTTGTATTAGAATCAACACCACCACCAACTAAGTAGGTTACAGTCAATGTAGTGTTTGCTGGTGCTGTTCCAAACGCACTACTATTCAAAAAATTAAAATTGTTTAATGCAGTATTTCCTATATCGTTAGAAATTAATCGTCCATACTGATTTGTGGCAACTTGTCTAGAATCTAACAAAATATCATAGTCAGAATCGTTTGTTTCTCCAGACCCAAACATTAATTCTAATTTTAAATCTTTGTTTACACGTGTAACAAATCTACGTGGTACTTTTCTAAGTCTAAGCCCTACAGTTGGTCGTAGGTCACTTGTTGCTTCCGAGCCTGCTAGAGCCACATCATCCATAATTACATCTTGAGCAAGATAATCTACTTCGTACCATGTATTACCAGATGTGTCCACAACATTAGTTATACCAATTACATTGGTATCATCTAAAATTCTTTTTGCAAATCGTTCGGCGGTACCAAAAGTCAATGTAATTGTTTTTGGTGTAGCGGCAATTAAATCACAGTTTTTTGTGACTAGAAAATTAACTGGATTACCCGACCCATCAAATTGATTTATTGTATAATCCAGAACAGTTATGTCTTGAAAATCAACTTGGTTTGTTGAGACAAATGTAATTGAATTTTCTCCGGCTGTGCTAAACACAGAATTTCGTGCAACTATGGGTAGATATGTAGTATTTGGAATATATGTACTACCCGATTGTGTTGCAGGTACAACTATGGAAAGTTGCGCACGAGTTGTTGCTGGTGAAAACAGTTTTGGTTTATATCCTAAAAACTGTGCAATCGTTATAACATTTTCTTGTTGTTCTGCATATGCTAGTAAATTTTCTTTGAAGGAATTATCAATGTAAAATGATAGTACATCACCCAAATATGACGCCATTTCAATAAACATCATACCAGGCGATGCTTCATTGAAATCGGCATACGTATTTGGATAATATGCTTTTGTAAATTCTATAAAATTCTGTCTAAAATCCGTAAACGTTTTGGACAAATAGTTAATTTGTTTAACGTTTGGTCTTGGTTGAATTTTAATTGGTTGATTTGTTGCCATTTATAACTCCAAATTATACGGACACCGTAATGGAATCAGTCACGGTAGGATTATTTCTAAATCTATATGTAACATTTATGTTTATTCTATGTGGATTTTCATTTACAGGATTTTGTAATTCAAACTTTATTATTTCCAAAAACGGCATCCATCTTTCTGTTGCTTGGACAACCGTTAATCGTGCATTATCCAGTGTATTTTCTGTGATATTTTCAAACAATATTCGGTGTAAATCAGTACCAAAGTCTGGTTGCATCAGTCGCTCACCCTTCTTTGTTAAAATCAAATTTTTATAGTTTGATTTTATTTGTTGAATGGTCGATGTGGACTGTGCAAACATCCCAGTATTACCATTTGTAATTGGTAGTGTGATACCGACATACTTCTGTGCCATATTACTTACTCATCCCCATCTTTTTCATCAACGAACTATAATCTTTTGTTATTGCATCAACAGTTGACTTAATTGTGGGGTCATTTAAATTAATGTTTTGTGGTGCATTTTCTGGTAGTGGCATCTTGTTTGTCGTTGCTACGATAGTATCACCATGACGTTCTAATCCCATCATTGCCGCAAGTTTAGCACGGTCAAGTTTTGGTTTAGGAGTAATCGCTGGTGCCGATTCTTGAAGGGTCTTGACTTCACGAACTGCTTCGTCAAGTAACTTTGGAAGAACTTTTTTTACTTCTTCCTCCACAGTTTCCTTTACTAGTTCTTTAACATATGCTCTAAATAATGCTTTGTCCATAATTTCACCTCTCAGGTATTTTCTTCTTGTCTTGATGAAAACGGTGTTAATTCTTTTTCCGCTTCCAAATCTTGTAATTTCATGATTGCTTCTTGTTCCAACTGTTTTCTTCTATCTATCAAATTATTAATGTACTGTTTAATTTCTGCTGGACTTGGTATATCTAATGTAGGTATCGTTGGTATTAATCCTGATAGTAGTTCTGATACCGGTGGTATTTGTGCATTAATAATTTTATCGTTTGTGGTTGTTATAGTTTCGTTTATTTTATTCAATTCAGTATTGACCGCACCAAAATCTACAGTTCCATTTGGTAATCTAAATCTTTCTATTAATTGACTTATTTGTTTTTCTGGTATGGCTACTTCTATCAACCCGAGTATTGTGGCACTTGCCGCAGTAAACTGTTGTAGTTGTGTAGTTGGACCCGCCAATGCGTTACTAATAACTCCTTGTGCATCTGTAACACTTGGTATGGTTGGTATATTAGGAAACTGTGGTACCACCTGTGTTGTAATTTGCGATACAGTTGTTCCTATATTGTTTGTGCTTAGATTAGTTGGTAACGTAGGTAATGGTGTCATG